AAAGATAGAAATATAATCAAAGTTAAATTTAAAAAGATAACAAATAAAAATAAATTTAAAATAGTAAATTATGAAATTATGGAGGAATAATGACAATAAGGGAGCAACTGGAAAAAGAAATGATTGAACAAGAAATTAAAGAAACGGAGGAAGAAAATGCTGACAGTAAAGAATATGTTGAAATGGATAATTCTGATACTAACAACTGCCCTAATGCAGATTGAAGTTATCCGAATCAAAGGGCATTGGATATTTGGTGGTAATATAGCTTTTCCGTTTTTAATGGCAATACTATTATGGTATGTGCCAAGAAGAGCAAAAGAATTTATGGAGTCTTGTAAATAGGGGGTATTTTAAAGGAGAAATATGGAATACAAAGAAATAAGTTATAAAAATGAAGAAGAGTGGCATAACATAAGGCAAAAGCATATTGGTGGCTCAGACTGCTCAATAATAATGGGGCATAATCCCTATAATGAAGATATCCAGGAATTATGGCGAATAAAAACAGGGAGAGAAAAACAAAAAGATATAAGCGATGTTCCAGCAGTAAAAAACGGAATATTGCAAGAGCCACATTTGAGAGGGATTTTTGAATCGCAATATCCTGAATTTGAAGTTAAGACACTTGATAAAACACTTGTATCTCTAAAATATCCGTTTATGGCTGCAAATTTAGATGGTGTATTGGAAAATAAAACAAGCAAGGAAAAAGGGATACTGGAAATAAAGACGGCACGATGTATGAACTGGAAGCAGTTTGAGAGGGAGTGGAAAAATGAAGTGCCATTACATTATCATTTACAAGTGCAGCATTACTTGGCTGTGACTGGCTGGAAATTTGCAGTTTTGTTTGCAAATATAAAGTTAGAATGGACTGATGAAAGCATTTTGAAAAAATTTTACATCGAACGTGATGAAGATGATATAAAAGAAATTGTAAAAAAGGAACTATGGTTTAATTCATTCATAATTAATGATATTGAACCGCCATCAAAAAGAAGATTAGCAATATAGGAGGAAAAATGGGAACACAGGAATTACAGGTAATTGAGTTTGAAGTGACTAAACTTGTGCCAGCTGAAGTTGTAAGTAACATTGACGATTTGAAAAACTTTATGGAAATTGTCAAACAAAAATATGAAGGCTGGATTATTACCGAAGATGATATTGATGTAGCTAAATCAGAAAGAACTAAATTAAATAAACTTGAAAAAAAAATAAGTGATGAGAGAAAGAAAATACAGAAAAAGGCAAATGCCGATATTGAAACACTTATTGAAAATCTTAAAACTTATGAAAAAGAAGTAAAGGGAATATCAAACTTTATTGGCGATCAGCTTAAAGGATACGATGAAAAAATAAGGGAAGAAAAGAAAGTCGAAGTACAGAAAAAAATAAACAACATTTTCACTAGAAATCCTGGATTAAAAATTTTCCTTGAATGGAACGACAAATGGCTGGATAAATCATTTACTTTTAAGAAAATCGAGAACGAAGTGCAAAAACAATATGATGAACTGGAGAAAAAGAAGGACTTCATAAATTCACAAATTGCAAAGGCGAATTCAGAAATTGAATTTATGATAACTTTTGAATCAATGAAATTTTTAATGACTGAAGATTATAGCGTTATTACAGAAAAAATTGAAAGCAAGAAGAACGAAATCAAGCAGACAGAAGAAAATTTAAGACAGAAAGCCGAAGAAGAAAAACAAAGAGAACTGGCTGAACTTGAAGCAAAAAAAGAGCGTGAAAAAGAGGAGGCAATCAAGGTTGCACAACAACAAAACGATGAAGTAAAAAAAACTCAAAAAACAGCCGTAAACGGTAAGTATTACGATATTACATTAAGATTTCCAAAAGCTCCAAGCCAATTTCTGAAAGACTTTAAAAAATTGGTGGATAGTTACGGATTGGAATATATAAAAATAGAAAGCAAACAAATTTAGGAGGATATAAAAATGGGAAGACTAGGAAATGAAAAACACAAAAATGACGATAAGGTAATGAATTTTAAAGTAGGAAATGACAATGTGCAATTAAGTATAAATCTTGTTAAAAGATATTTATCGGGAGATAATCCAAATGTTACAGAATCTGAAATAATGTACTTTATGAAACTTTGTAAAGCAAGAGGACTTAATCCTTATATAAGGGACGCCTATTTAATAAAATATGGAAATCAGCCAGCTGCAATTATAGTGGCAAAAGATGCAGTTGAAAAAAGGGCAATACAAAATCCAAAATATGACGGTAAAGAAGTAGGAATATATGTAGAAAATAAAGAAACTGGGGAATTAATAAAGCGGGAAGGCTCTATACTTAGAAAAAATAAAGAGGAGTTAGTTGGGGCTTGGTGTACAGTTTACAGAAAAGATTGGAAATATCCAATTACAAAAGAAGTTAATTTTGACGAATACATACAAAAGAAAAAGGATGGAACACCTAACACAAACTGGGAAAATCGCCCAGTTACAATGATAACAAAAGTAGCTATTGTGCAAGCATTACGTGAAGCGTTTATTGAAGAATTAAGCGGAATGTATGAAGCAGAAGAAATGGGTGTGAATGAAAGCGAATTAGACAACACACCGATTCAAGTAGATGAAAATGAAACTTATGATAAAAGCGATATTGATGACGCTGAAATTGTTGAAGAAAATGATGATAGCGGAGATCCGTTTTAAAAAAAGCAAGGATTAATTGAGGGTACTTTTTGTAACAAAAAATTAGGAGGATTAAAATGAGAGAAATAAAATTTAGAGCTTGGGATAAAGAAAACGAAAAAATGATGAAAGTTTCATCGTTGCACTTGGAAAATAAAGAAATATCAGTTAAGGAGAATGGAACATTTCGCCTTTTCAGAATGCAAGACTTAATGCAATATACAGGAGTAAAAGATAAAAATGGCAAAGAAATTTATGAGGGGGATATTTTATTATCATCGAACGAAAACGGAATTTTTCTGCAATTAATAGGTTTTGGAAATGATGATAGAGAATACAGCGGCATATTAAATGGTTTCAAAATAATAGATGGTCGCCTTTTGGAAAATGACGATTATGAAATAGACGAATGCAAAGAATTTACACAAGAATTGATAAAAGCACATAATATTCCGATTTTACAACCTGAAAATACGATAATAGATGGTTGGTGGGTAATTGGAAATATTTATGAAAACAAAAACTTGTTGGAGGAAAGCAAATGAGCAAATACAAAGTAAATTTTTTTGTAAACAGTAACGCAAATTTCCGTTCTACAAATGCTGAAGTCATAGATTTAGTCGACGATTACGGTTATACAGAGGAAAAGGCAGAAGAAATAATAAAAGATGAAAGTTTTAGCAGTTTGACATTTGAGGAAACTGCTAAACATGTTTTAAAGGAATGTGTTATATCGAATTATTTTGATATGACAGAAATGGAGGAATAATGAAGATAAAAAAATATTTTTATAATGCCAAAGATATTATGAAAATACTAGAAATAAGTTTAAGTCAAGCATATAAAGTGATTAGGGAGTTAAATGAGGAATTAAAGCAAAAAGGGATACGTGTGCAACGTGGAAAAGTGGCGATTGAATATTTCAACGAACGTTACAAAATTGCTTAGGAGGTATTTATATGTCTGTTTACAAACGAAAAAACGAAAAGAAATGGACTGCTGAAGTAAAATATGTGAATCCTATAACAAAGGAAATTTGTACAAAATACAAAACAAATTTTATCAAGAAAAAAGATGCAATGGAATGGGAAAGTAAAATTTTTAAAAAACTTTCCTCTTCTGGAAATATGCTTTTTGAAAGTCTTTGTGAGATTTATTTTGATGACATTAAATTAAGATTGAAAGAAACCAGTTTATCTTCTAAAATTGTTGTTATAAAAAAATATATAATTCCATTTTTTGGAAAATATCCGATTAATGAAATATCTCCAACTTTAATAAGAAAGTTCCAAAATGAGATATTACTTAAAAATTTATCTAAAAATTATATGCGTTTTATGGAAAATCAACTAAAGGCTATTTTCAATTTTGCTGTGAGATATTATGATTTACCAAGTTCTCCAATGACAAAGGTAGAAATGGTTGGCTCAAGAAAAACTATAAAAGAAATAAATGTTTGGACTTTAGATGATTTTAACAAATTTATTGAAACAGTTGATGATGAAAACCTTTATGTATTTTTTAAATTATTATTTTGGACTGGTATGAGAACAGGTGAAGCATTGGCTTTAACGATTAGAGATATAGATTTTCAAAATAAAATTTTAAATATTGATAAGACTTTTACTAGACTCAATAAAAAAGATATTGTAACAAGTCCGAAAACCGAAAGCAGTATCAGAAAAATTAAATTGACTGATGATATAATCAATTTACTTGGCGATTATATAAAAGGAATTTTTAAACCCAGTCCTAGATTAAGAATTTTCCAATTCCTTCCCTCGCGCTCACGAATAAGAAAAAAATTTGAAGAATACATAAAAAAAGCAGGAGTACATAGACTAACTTTACACGATTTAAGACATTCTCATGCAACTATGCTTGTAAATTTAAACGAAAATATAGTTGCAATTTCCAAACGATTAGGACACGAAAATATACAAATGACACTTAATACTTACTCACATTTATATAAAGATTCAGACGAAAAGATGTTGGACACGCTGAATAAATTAGAAAAAAATAAAACACCCTAA